ACTCGGTGGCGGCCTGATCAGCCGACAGGTTGGTTGTCTCCCCAAGTGCAGCCATCGTTTCGGTGAACTCAAGGACCGACCCGGTTTCGATGCCCAACTGCCCGGCCGCTTCTGCGATCCCGGCAAGTTCGGTAGCGGAGGTCGGAAGCTGCATCGACAGGCCACGCAGACCCTGGTCGATTGCAGCTAGCTGCTCCGGTGTTCCTTCCACCGTTTTCTTGACGCCCGCGAACGCAGACTCCCATTCGATCGCGGCGCCGGTGGTGGCGTTCAATGCGGCCTTCACCCCGGCCGCGCCGATGAGTGCAGGGACGAGTTTGGACCCGGCCATTACTGCAGCAGAACCCATCCGCCCCTGCATCGTTGACATGCGGGCCGACGGCCCCATAGCGGACGCCCCAAACCGTGCGTTTGCGGTAGCAGCCTGCGCCATCTTGGCCTGATACGTGCCGACGCCACGAGCCAGGATCGTCGTGCTGACAACTTGATTGGTCATCGCACCCTCCTAGCCACAGTCACATACTCGCCCGGACCACGGTCACGCTGCTCTTGCCGTGCAGACCGTGTCCGGCACGCATGGCAGGTCACCTCGTCGGCTTCCCATTCGGCACGAAGCTCGAAGTCTGTCGTCAACGTCAACGGGTTTCCGCAACCAGGGCAACGGTCTTCATCGACGTGGAGCCACGCCAGCGCCTTGTCCTGGTCGTCGTCAGACCAGCCGAGGAACGTCGAGTGCTCTATTCCTCGGGGGGCGCAGTAGGCAAGTTCGGCGCGGAGTCGCGGGTCTCTCCGGATTTCCGCAACCCAAAAGGGACCCTGGACGGCTGCTCGCACGCCTCGAACGCGGTCGCGTACAGCGGCGCTGTCGCCCACGCACCCCAGCCGTCCCAGATCTCTTTCCACTGCTCCACGGTGAACTCGTGAGACACACAGGTCGCGTGGAGTAGCGCCGGGGCGAACGTGTCCTCATCCCACCGGAGGGTCTTGTCCTTCGACGGATGGTCCGCCATCAGCTGCCGATAGGCGGGACGGGACAGCTCGCGGAACGTGAACGTCTCGGCCAGGTCGGTTGCGTCCAGCTTCAGCTTCTCGAGGTCGGCCTCCATCTTGGCGGCCCGGTTCGGAAGGTTTTGCGTTTCGTCGATGTGGCGTTGCCGGACCAGCGCCGTCTCGATCTGGTCGATCTCGTTGACGAGTTCGTCGTCGTGGACGACCACGGCGACAGACTTCTCGCGCGGCTTGCGGCGTGCCTGTAGATCCTCGAAAGAGGTTCCCACGTTGTCCTCCTAGACGTGGGTGGTGGCCCGCCCCGAGGGAGGACGAGACGGGCCACCACGGTTTACGCGAGTGCGACATCCTCCTGCGGCACCTCGGGAACGGCGCAGGACACGGTGAACCCGGTGGGCTCGTTGCGGGAGTAGTCGGCCGGGTTGCGGGTGATGACCTCGATGGGCCACACGTCCACAAAGTCGCCCACGGCGAGTGCGTTGTCCGTGCCGGTGCCGCCACGGCGGGCGACCACCACGTTGGTTGCGGTTCCGCGGGTGAGGAGGTTCCACATCGTGTCGTCGGCCTGGACGTCGTCACGGAAGAACTCGAACGTGACCTCCTGGCCGCCGTAGGTGCCGGGCGCCGTCTTGTTGTACTTCGACAGCGCGTCGGAAACGTCGACCGTGGACCCCTCGAGCGGGGTAGACATCGACCGGACGAACCCGGTCCCGTCGGTGCCCGCTTGGACCTCCACGAGGGTGGTTGCGGAGGTGTCCGCGATGGTTTCGACGAAGTGGACCTGGAGTGTCCCGTCGGGGATGAAGCGTGCCATGTGTTACTCCTTCTTCCGGCCGGAGTCCGGCTCCTGTTCGGGGGGTTTCCGGCTCTTGGGCCGGGGTTTCCGGACTTTTGTCCGGGGGTCTTCCCAGCCGCGTGTTCGGGCGTGGGGGACGGCTGCGGCGGCGATCAGGGCTGTGTGGCCGGTGACCTTGTGGCGCATGAGGACGTGGGACATCAGGACTCCTTACGGACGGGATCTCAAGCGGGCGTCGACCAGAGCGTCCAACGGTCCACCCCGAAGAACAGCTCGTGAAGATCCGGATCACGGGTCGTCCCAGCAGACAGGTCCGTCCAGACCTGCACCGAACGGCCCGACACGGACACCCCGCCCAGCATCGCCGTAGCAACCTGGTCGCGCAGCACCTCAACCCCACGGGCAGACGTAGCGACACAGCGGGTCTGGATCTCCATGTTCCCGTCGTCATACCGGGCACCGACCGGGCCGCGGAACCCCGGACCGGACGTCGTCTCCACCGTCACGTACGGGGCCGTGAGGACGGTCCCCGACTGGTCGCGGCCGTGCCCCTCACCGACCGTCAACGGGACCGCACGCAGCAGCGTGACGACCGCCATGAAGTGGTCTGCGTAGGAGGCGAGGTTCACAGTGTCGACGCCTCAGCCATACGGTCCTGCCACCGCTCCATGTCCCGCAGGGACGCGCCATACAGGTCCATCTTCGATGGCATGTTGACCGTCCCGAACTGCAAGTAGCGGGCCACGAACCATGTCGGACCGACCTCGCGGGCATAGTCGTCGCCGCGGACCTCGGAAGTGTTCTCCACCGAGTCGCGGGTAGTGCCCTCCCCGACAGGGATGTCGGCACGCTGTGCTTCGTCGATCCGTTCGGCAGCCTCGTCGGTGATCTCGACGATCCGCTGCTGGATCTGTGCCGCTTCGTTTGCGAACTCCCCGGCGACGGCCTGCCATCCGGTGATATACAGGGTCCCGCGGACACCAAGCGTCGTGGTGCGTGACCGGGCGGCGAGCCGTGTCGAGATAGCCATCAGCTCTGCTCCTCGCACAGCAACGTGCGTACCGTGGTCAGATCGCCCTTCGGCGCGTCCAGCACCCGCAAGCTCATCCCGACCGCGTCACTGTCGGCCGAAGAGTCGACCGTCACGTCGTCGTCGATCAGGGACGACACCGACGCCGGAACCGTCAGCTTGTAGGTCTTCAACGACCGGGCACGATCCCCCGCCTGCACGACCCGGACCTCGTTCGGCATCGGCTGCAACAGGCAGACACCCGAATACACCGCGACCGTGCCGGGGACATACTGTGTGCCGTCCCAGGTGACGTTGTCCGGGTCGGGACGGGTAATCGTGCACGTCGAGTCCTGCCACGCCGTACGCAGCCGTGTGAGCAGCCCTGTAGGCATCACAGGCCCAGGCTGTCAGCGCGGTAGCTGTTGCCCGGCAGGTCGTAGGTGAAACCGTACGGGTGGGTGACCTCGATGGACGCCATCCCAGGCTGGCCGGCAGACTTGCGGACCGTCCGGACCTCGGCGTCCGTCAGATAGATCCCGGTCGCAGACTCGAGTTCGTACTGGTAGTCGCCTTGACGTTCAGACTTGACGCCGTAAGGGTTCAGGAACCCTCGCAACGCGGCCCGGCACACCACTGCGACCACTGTGGCCGGCGCGGAAGCGTTCCACGACGTCTGCGTGGCATCATCGACCAGATCGAGCACCAGCGCTGAGGCGTCGTCTATCGCAGCCTCAGCCCGGCCCTGGTCGCCGGGGTCGATACCGCCGTCCACACGGGTGGACATCTGCACGAACGTGGCAAGCGCCATCAGACCACCTCACGTAACGACAACTGGACAGCGGCGAACGTCACGTCAAGACAGCGCGTCGACGATGTCGGCCTTGGTCATCCCGTCGGTGTCGACGCCCTGGCTGGCGGCGTACGACTTCCAGACGGCCTTCGTGTCGGACGAGGACGGATTGTCGGACCCCTCGCCGTGGACGGAGTTCGACTTGGTTCCGATGCCGAGACTGTCGGGCTGGTCTTCGGGCAGTGCGTGAAGAACGGTTCGGTTGTCAGCCACGATGGCTCCTTTAGAAGTGAAGGCCCGGCCCCGCGAACGGGGCCGGGCTCAGGATCAGGAGACGGCAGTGGTCAGCTTGAAGACCCGTCCGGCGTCGACGACCGCAGCACCCGCGAAGGTGGACACAACCGAAGCGTCAGACAGGATGTCAGGCTGGCCCTGGAAGATGTGACGCAGCGAGATGCCACCTTCCGAGAACACCGCCGTGTCCGTCGCGTATGCGACGCCAGCGGGAGCACGGTTGGCGAACGCGAACCCGGAACGGTGGTAGGCCACCGCAGTGCCCGCATCCAGACCGTTCGACTCCACGATCGTGAAGCCGTACAGCCTTCCGATGGTCGCGTCACGCAACGCAGAGTTGTCGCCGGCCTGGTCGACCGACCGGAACCCTTCCACGGTGAGCAGACGGGTAGCGATGTCGGCCGACACGGCAAGGAACCGGTCTCCCGACGGGACGTTCGCCTCAGTGAGTGCCTGACGGGCTTCGAGCAGTGTTGCGATGGTGTCAGCGTCCGACGCGGCGAGCGCGAAGTCGGCTTCGGAAGCGAGGCCGTTCATCGCCGCAGCGAGTTCGTCCTCAGCACCGCGTGCCACTG